TCCAGTTCTGTCCCTGGCGTTTCTCCATCTGCATGACTCCCAGTAGGTGTGTGTCTCCTTTCTTTCTGATGAGCTGCCTTACTCTTTCCTTTCTGATCCCCAGGAACTGATCCGGCCGTCTTGCATTCTCATCATCAACAATGCCGTAGTAGCATTTGACCAGTTTTTCTACCACATCAGTCAGTCCCATTTTTACCAGGACCTCGATCTGTGGCGTCTGACTGTAACGCTTCAGGTAGTCAATCGGATTTACCTCCCTGACGTTCTTTGCATATTCCTGTAATGCACTGTACTGGAATATTGTCCCTTTCATTTCTTCGTATGTCTCTGACATGATCAGACCGGCATCGATGTGGATATTTGCCATTCCATACAGATTGCAATCATCCCAGAAATCTTTCCCCATGTACGGATCATGTTTGTGATAATCTATCTGGACTTTTTTCCCTGGCTCAAAATATGCTCTTGCAATCTCCACTCCAGAGAGTTCTTCACTTGCGTTGTACATCTCCGGGCCTTTATCCCCACAAATGAATCCCAGTGTCCACTTTTTCCCAACTTCCACATAACGCATGACCATTCCGTTTTCTTTGTATTTCTGTCCCAGGAACAGATAGATGTATTTGTCACGAGTACCTTTCACTTTTCCCTGGCACTTGTACTCTCCACGTGCTCCGCACATTGGACAGGTGCCATAGTGCCCCTCTCTCGGTTCTTCCGTCCATCTCTGGAACTGGCTTTCGTAGGAAATTCCACTTTTCCATCTCGCATCTGTAACCCCTCCACACTTGCTGCAGGCTATATGTGCCCAGCAACCATGCTTTTTGTAATACAGATAATGCTGATTGTGAAAATATAATCTGTCAGCTCTGTCCAGAATCTCTTTTTCTGGCAGTTCTTTGGTATGTGCCATTCTATCTGCCAGTGCCTCCTGCCGGCGCATATACGCCTTGTGTTCTCTGTTCCGTCTGGACGTTATTACAATATCGTCCTCATGTTTGTATATGTATTCCCACCAATGTTCCTCATTGTATACGTTAGCTTTGCAGAACTTCTTTATCCTTTCCAGATCCTCTGTGCTCTGAAGAATATTTTCTTTTTTCTCCTGTTCCCATGTTGGGTGCCCTTCTCCCCATATCACTCTTCCATAACAACTGTCAGGCTTTATTTTCTGCTGTGTCCATTCTTCCTTTTCCGGCCAGTATGTGCCAAAATCTTTCTTTGTGAGCACGATCCTCACCAGTGGCATTTCTTTTGATTCCTTTTTGTTCCTGTATACTTCCAGAAAAAGATGCTTTTCATGTCCAATAATCTTGACCTCCGTGACGCCAATATATTTGACATCTTTCTTTCTGCTGGTTTTCTTTAACCCGAAATACGGGATTTTCTCGATAGCTTTCTTTTTCATCCGTCCCGCCTACTTTCCCATGTAGTAGTCCGTGATGATCTGCTTTGCTCTGGCCATGCCCGGAATTCCAAGCGTGACCTTTCCTGCAGATACACCTGCTGCCTTGATGATATCCTTGTCCACGGTCTGCTGATTCTTGAACGACCACATCAGGAGTGCTGCTATACACCCTTTCAGTGACTTTCCTTTCTTTCGGACGTTGAATGCCAGCAACTCATTTTCCATGCACTGGCCTCTCAGGTACTCCACCCAGTCCTCCATAATCTCTTTCGGTTTCAGCTCTGCCGCCTCAACGTCAATCTTTCCCAGTGCTGCTGTCAGCTGATCGCACAACACCGGAATCTCTCCCTGCAGATACATATCCACAAAATCGCTTTGGATTCCGTTCTCCTTTGCCATGACTTTCAGTGATTCTGTATCTCCCTCGTTAAGCAAATTCTCTGCGAGTTCATTGATTTCTCCGTAAGAATCAAATTCTCCAAACTTCTCAAACATCTTTATACCTCTTCTCCTTGTAAGTACGCTTCAAGCGTCCTTTTATACTCACTGTTGTTTTCGTATACGATCTCTATCTCGTGTTCTTTACTCTCTTCCAGGAACAACTGCCACAGTTCCTTGTTCTGTATGTCTTTTCCATCCGACTTTCTCCACTCTGCACGTCTCCACTTTTCCGGGTTGTCTGCCTGAACCATGTCACGGATAAATGTATTCCTTGTGTAGAATATAATATGGCATGGCTCTGTGAATCTCTGCATTGCCCGGATCATGGCTAATAGTACACTGCGGTTATGTGTTGTCTCTGTTTCTTCGCCCTGTACGAACAGGTCCTTCACTTCTCCGTTTTGCTTAATAAATACTAAGGCTGCACCATATTTCCCATCCCGGACAAATGGTCCTGTGATCGTTGTCTCTATGTAGACTTTCACTGTCTTCATGTCTTCAAATCCTCCTGTTCAACCGGATCAATGTGTATCTCCGGTACTTGAACCCAGTGGCCGGATTGATTCCTTCATAGCTCTTGGCAATGTAATAGCCGTTCTTCTGTTTGATTTCTTTCGGCCATCTTGCCAGTTTTTTCTTCTTTGGTGGTTTCAGTGGCATGTTCCGCGAAGTACTGTAACTGGATTCACTGAGCCTTGGCTTGTCCCTCTTTCCGTCTTCCCTCTTTTCTCCCACCTTCTCATTTTTTGTGATGTAGGATGCAAGCTGTGAGAAATCCTCTTCGTAGTATTTGCTTTTCTCCAGTTGTTCTGCATAGATTCCACCGTGTGGCCAACATTCCTCTACCCAGCGGATCGTATCCCGGCATCCGGTGATGACCATATGAATGTGCCATGCTCCCTTGGTTCCTTTCTCAATGTTCCGGATCCAGCGCAATTCGATCTGTTCTTTCTTGTATCTTGTTCTTAGCTTGCTTATCAGATTCGTGAAATCCTTCTTTGCTTTCGCCATGTCCGGAGGTCTTGCCTCGACTCTGTACGTCAACGTCAGGAAGTAGTCTCCCTTGCCAAAGTACTCCAACAATCTATGTCTGGCTGTCTCCGCCTTATTCATGGCGTTCACTACTGCCATCTGCTCCGGTGTAGGCTTTCTCTTCTTTTCTCTTGGCAGTCCCCTTGCTCCATACCTGCCATCATGGTATTCCTTCACCTCCAGGATGTCTCCCTTCCGGAAGGTGTGTGTTACTCTCTTTGTCGCCATCATGTACCTCTATCTTTAATATCTTAATCGAGTATTAAAATGGGGCAGAACCCCCGTTTTTCTTGACTTCCTGCCCCATAGATGTTAAGATAATAATGTCTTTAATATCTGCGAGACAAAAGTCTTGCATTCAACACTTCCGTTACCTCCGG